GTTTACGGTCGTTGATGGCGTGGTGCAGTCCAAGGTTGATACCTCGACTTACAACGTCATTGCGGACACGATGGCACGCCGCACCTATGATGAATCGGGCGACTACACAGTCACGCCGTTCACATTGGATGTGCGCGAACACCGCAATAACAACCGTGGCGCATGGTTGGTGAATATGGCCGTCCTCGCGGGCGACATTGTGACCAATGGTGCGAACATCTACACGGCCAAGATCGGCGGCACGACTGGTTCAACTGCACCGTCTGCAACGACTGGTGACATCACTGATGGTACGGTGACATGGAACTACACGCCGTCCCCGCTGTACAACCGTGGTATCTACACTGCCGAACAGGGCGGTGATGCCGCGATGCTGGCCCTTGGTCTGGAACCGGGCAAGGCATACGTGCGTGGCTATGAAGTTAACAAGGTCGCGATTGATTACTTGGCAGTCCCCAAGGCACGCGACACACAGTATGCGACCAATGCCAAAGTTGCGGCCAAGGTCGGTAACTACATTCTGGTGACGAACGTCAACGGTCTGCCGAATATCGCCCAAAATGCGACAGTGACACTGTATGACCAACTGAATGCATCGCGCGGTACGGCGAACGGTTCGGTGGTTGGTACGGCACGCGTGCGTGCATTCGAATATGATTCGGGTGCGGCGGGTACGACTTCGGCTGTCTACAAGATGTCCCTGTTTGATGTGTCGCTGGTCAGTGGCAAGAATCTGGGCGATAACGTCAAACAGTTCTACATCAACAATGGCGGTGCAGCTACCAACTTCACGGCGGATATTGCCCCGTACTACACAAAAAATTCGGGTTCCATTAGTGCATCTGCATCAACCACGGTGACGGGTGTCGGCACGTTGTTCCAAACGGAACTGACGGTGGGCGATTACATCCTGTGCGGTGCGGCTGGTGGTAAGCGTCGTGTGACGGCCATCGCCTCGAATATCAGCCTGACGGTTGATTCGGCGGTCACGGTATCGGGTGAAGCGTTCTACACCTTGGGTACGGTGCTGAATGAACCGGGTTACAGCCCCGCGATCTTCCAGATGCCGAACTATGCGATCCAGATGGTGCGCAGCAATGACGGCACGATTGGTACTGCCTATGCGATCCAGCAATACTTCACTCAGACCACGAATACGTCTGGTGTGATCACATTGGCTGTCTCGGGCGGCAATGACACATTTGGTTCGGAAGCCGAATCAACGAATTACGTCTGTGTGGACAACACGACAGGTCAGATCGTTCAACCTACGTCCATCGTGCGTAATAGCCCGCTGTACACTCAGGCAACGATCACCTTTGGTGCGTCCTATGCCTCACGTTCCTTCACGGTGATTGCTACGGTGAATCGTGTCGGTGCGGGTACAGAGAAGAACAAGACCCTGACATCGGCCACAACCACGTTTAGCACGGCTGCAACGGCACAATTGAAGACCATTGGCCTTCCGGTTGCTGACGGTTATGCACTGGTGTCGGTGATGATGGATACGGGCACGTTCGCGTCCCCGACTGGTGTGTACACCAAAGATATTTCGGCTAACTACACATTCTTTGATGGTCAAACCGATTCGTCCTATGGACAATCCACGATCACCCTGATTGATGGTAGTCCGGTCCCGGTCGCGCCGATCAAGGTGTCGTACCAGTACTTCCAGCATTCAGTGACGGGTGATTACTTCACGGTCAATTCGTACACGTCCACAATGTCTTATGCTGCGATCCCGTCTTACAACGGTGTGTCACTGCGCGACTGTATCGACTTCCGTTCGCGGATCGACAATACGGGCAAGAATTACACATCTGCGGGCGCAGTGGTCAATGGTGTGCCGAAGCGTGGCGTGGATATTACGACCAACTACACGTTCTATCTGGCCCGTAAGGACAAGCTGGCACTGGCGATTGACGGTACGTTCTTTGACGTGAAGGGTGTGTCTAGCCTCGCACCGTCTTTGCCGGATGATCCGACGACTGCAATGGTGCTGTTCAATGTGGCCCTCGAAGCCTACACGTTCGGGACCGGTTCGTCCAACGTGTCGGTCACGACGATTGACAACAAGCGGTACACCATGCGCGACATCGGCAAGATCGACGCACGCGTGGCTAATCTGGAATACTACACATCGTTGTCCCTGCTTGAACAACAGACGACCTCGATGACGATCCCGGACAGTTCGGGTCTGGATCGCTACAAGAACGGCTTCATCGTGGACAGCTTCAATGGTCACGGTGTTGGTAACACTACGTCCCCGGACTATATGTGTTCCATTGACATGTCGAACAATGTGCTGCGTCCGTTCTACTCGATGGAGAACGTCACACTGTTCGAACAGAACACGACCAATACCCAACGTGCAACAGCGGGGTATCAGGTGACGGGTGATGTGGTAACACTGCCGTACTCGTCGGTCGCACTGGTGACGCAACCTTACGCAAGCCGTACAGAGAATGTGAACCCGTTCGCGGTCTATGCATTCGTTGGTTCGACTGATCTGAATCCTTCGTCAGACGAATGGTTTGATACCTATCAGTTGCCTGACATCGTGACCAACGTGGACGGTAACTTCAATGCGGTGTATGCATTGGCGGCATCGACGGGCGTTCTGGGTACGGTTTGGAATGCTTGGCAGACCCAATGGTCGGGTACTTCGGTTGTGTCCACGGATACACTGAACTATGGCGTCCATACGACGACCGTGACGGAAAACGGCGTACTGCGTGATCGTACTTCGGCTGAAATGCAAGCGTCGCAGTTCAATAGCTGGCTGGTGAGTGCAGGTATTGGTGCGTCGCGTCAGGTGACTACGGAAGTTGATGCAACGACGATTGGCTATTCGCGCACTGGTATCAACACGCAGATCGTGCCGCAGATCACCAACACGGTGACGGATGACAAGGTTGTGGCACAAGCCGTGATTCCCTACATCCGCAGTCGCAATGTGTCGGTGGTTGCACGCGGTCTGAAGCCGAACACTACGTTCTACCCGTTCTTTGATGGTACGAACGTTTCGGCCTACCTGACGCCTTCGATGTCAATCAGTTATGTGCCGGTGAATGGCTACCCGTCATCGTTTGATTGGCAGTCCAATGTTGGCGGATTGTCGGACGAAGCTTCACGCACTATCTCGGGTAATTCGGACAACGCACTGGATCGCGGTGACGTGATCTATGTGACCCAACGTGGTTCGAACAGTTACACCCTGACGACATCCCCGGCTACGGCTGTGGTGGGTCTGCAATCGGTGCATGGTGATGGTTCGCTGCAAATCCAAGTCCAGAACATCAAGGGTACGTTCCAAGCTGGCGATGTGTTCACTGGAACGCTGTCGGGTTCGCGTGGCACGGTGTCAGGAACGCCCACGGTTCCGGTCAAGGGCGGCGCACTGGTTACGACCTTCAATGGCGACTTGGTTGCACTGTTCCAGATTCCGAACACATCGGCACTTCAGTTCCGTACTGGTACGCGTGTGTTCAAGCTGACGGACGATTCGGACAACGTTGATGTGGATGCCACATCGTCTTCATCGGTGTCCTATGCAGCAACGGGTGTTCTGCAAACCAAGCAAGCCTATGTGACTTCGACGCGTAATGCGCAAGTCGTGCAAACACAGGTGTCCAGTACGAAGACGGTGACGACCACATCGACCCGTACTGTGTCGGATACTGGCTGGTATGACCCGTTGGCACAGACGTTCTTGGTGCAGTCCACTGATGGCGCATTCCTGACTGAAGTTGATCTGTTCTTCCAAACAAAGGACGCCAACATCCCGGTGCAGGTTGAAATTCGCGAAGTGGTCAATGGCTATCCGGGTGCAACGATTCTGCCGTTCTCGCGGACAGTGGTGACGCCGGATAAGGTGAATGTCTCGCAAGATGGCACGGTTGCTACCACGTTCAAGTTTGCGGCCCCGGTGTACGTTCAGGATGCCACATCATATGCGCTGGTCGTGATGTCGGATTCCAATAGCTACAACGTGTGGATTTCGCAACTTGGCGACAAGATGGTCAACAGTGACCGCTTCATCAGCGAACAGCCGTATGCAGGTGTCCTGTTCAAGTCACAGAATGCTTCAACGTGGACGGCTGATCAGACGCAAGACTTGAAGTTCAACATCCGTCGCGCGTCGTTTGTGACGGGTCAGTACGGTGAAGTAGTGTTCCAGAATGATACCGTGACGTTGGATAACCTTCCGACCTTGGCATTCCAAACTACTTCGGGTTCCAAAGTTGTTCGTGTGTTCCATGCCAATCATGGTCTGCCGGTCAATTCGACGGTCGTGATCGCGGGTGTGACAGCAGCAGTCAATGGAATCCCGGCTGCACAGTTGAATGGTTCGTTTGTCGTGACCAATGTGGACTTTGATAGCTACACCATCACGGTCGCAACCACGGCAGCAACTTCGACGGGCTACGGCGGCAACAGTGGTATTACGGCATCGGGTAACGTTGGCTACGATTCGATTCAGCCTGTGGTGCAGCAACAGACGTTTACGGATACGACCACATCGTGGTTCATCAAGACGACGACTGGTAAGTCCCCGGAAGGTGCGGAAATCCCGTATCTCTTGGATGCGGCCTACAGTCCCGTTACGGTGAATGACACGAACATGTTGTCCCGCACCTGTCTGGTAGCAACCCCGGCCAACCAATCGGCCTCAGTGCTGGCAGGTAGCAAGTCGCTGTTCCTGAAAGGTCGGTTGTACTCAACGAACGATGCAGTATCCCCGTTCATTGACATGCATCGACTGTCGGCAATTCTGGTC